CATACCAAGCATCCACAGCAGCGGTGCGGCTCTGGAAAGCTCGGTTGTACTCTCTTTCAATGTTCTGGCTAACCTGGGCAGCTTCCTGAGCGCTTCGATCTACGCCTCCACTACCGCCCCCACCTCCAGAGCTTCGTCCAGAACCACCGCCTCCTCCTCCGCCGCCGGCCGGAGCACTTTCAGGGGCAGCCGTCTTAAACTGAGAGTAATCCGGAAGCTGGAATTGGGGCTTATTATCACTGCCCCCGTCACCACTATCACCACCATCATTGCCTTCGCCCTCTTCTCCGCCACCAACGCCGCCTAAGGCCGCATTCGTTTCCGTGATCTTTTCTATCAAGGAAGAAAGCCAGCTGATCGCTTTAGACACAAAACCGGCAATGGTAGAAAGGGCGCTGCTGGCCCAGGAGGGCAGAACAGAATTTGCCATGTCGCTAAGGACACTACCAATACTGCTAATCGCCCCGGAAATGCCATCCAACATCCAGTTAAAGGCAGCGATGATATTGGTTACTACCGACACCACCAAATCAATGAGATTGATCAAGCAGTTGATAAAATATCCAATGGTATTCATGATGACCGTAAACGCTGCTACGGCCACCACGCCCAGCACATCAAACACCGGCTCACTGACACGAAGGAGGTTTACAAGGAGATCTCCTACCTCTGAAATCATGGCGCCAAAGTCAGAAAAGAGCTCTCCGGCCTTTTCCGTATTAACTCCCATAAATTCCATAACGCTTGCTACCGTTACTCCCTGCGTATAGAGGTAGTACAAGCCACCTCCTAAAGCGATAGCTATCGCCACAAAAGGAGCAGCAGCAGCGGCTGCGGCAACGAAGGGCGCTACCATCATGGCAATGTTTGCTACCAGTAAGGCAATGGCAGGAATAGCGATAGAAAGAATCACCGTTCCAAGTGTAATAAGCCCCACCTGGAATTCCACTGGAATACAAGTCTTGAAGTCTTCCGCTATACCGCTATTGGAAACGGTGGATGCAAAGTTGGTCAAAATATTACCAAAGTACTGGAAGGTATCTGTAAGGTCCAGGGCATCCGCTATCTGAAGCCCTACCTGCGCCGCACTTTGCTGCAGACCATCCATTAGGGAGGACCAGGAGCCAGCAATGGTTTTACTCTGTTCTTCCATCATTCCTCCAAAAGTGGATTCCATGCCCTGCACCAAGGCCGTGATACCAGTTGCCGCATCGACGGAGCCTTTAGAGACCCGGTCCATGGCTTCTGAAACGGAAACACTCATAGCATCCGCCAGCATCTGCCAGGCTGGAATCCCGGTTTCTGTGAGCTGGAGCATTTCACCGGCCTGCACCTTCGACTTGGCCGCCATCTGGCCTAAAGCTAAGGTTACACGGTCAATTCCTTCTGCCCCAAGGCCAACACCAGCTGCAGCATCACCTACGGCCGTCAAGGTTGGTATAATCTGCTCCGCCGTAAAGCCAAAGGCCAAGAACTTCTGCGAAGCCTTGGACACCTGGTCAAACTCAAAAGGCGTCTTTGCTGCAAAGGTCTGTAGTTCTCCAATAAAGTCCTTAGCCTTTTCTCCGCTTCCCAGCATATTTTTAAAAGCGGTCTCCACACTCTGAAGATCCGCCGCTGCTTTTACGGCATAGACCCCAAGAGCTGCCATGCCGGCCCCAATCCCCGCCAGTGACTTCTCTGCCAGGCTTGAAAGATTCATTGCATTGGTGCCAAAGGCTGTGCGAATCTGTCTCTTGGTCGCATTCAGTTCTTTTCGTAAATCTGATGTATCCGCCCCGATTTTCACGAGCAAATCAGCTATGGTCGCCATGCGCTGCCTCCTCCTGTTGTTTCTTAAATGATGCAAAGAAAGCGTCACGTTTATCTACTTTTTCCGCTTTGGTCTTTTTGCGGATAAAGGGTGCCATCAAATGGTCGACGCGGATCTTCTTTCGCACCTGGGTGTTCATCAAATTGGCTACCCAATAGGCCGTTTCATACCGCCGAGCAAGTTCTGCTTCCTCATGAGCGTCTATCATCTTCCACAGTTCCAGCGGGGTCAGGTGATAAAACTCATGAGGAAGGAGACCCAGCACACCATAGGCCGCTCTTTCTGCCCAGGCTAGCCACTCATTAAAAGAAGGAACCTCATCTGGTTCCTCTACCCGTTTTTTCTTTTATTCTTGATTTCCTTTTTGACTTCTTCCGTCGCCTCTTCGGGGAAAACGGTGTAGTAAGCTGCTTTTCCCAGAATGCCGCTTCCGGCCAGCGCTTTGACCAAAGGTTCCATAAACTCTGTCACTTCATGGCCCTGGTCTAAGAGCTCCTGCATCTTGTCTGCATACCACTGCGGTGGTTTTAAGCCATGGTGGCGAAGGCCCACGGAGAAAAGAACCGTCATGGTTCCCAGATTCAAATCCTGGTTCTTGATGATTTCACCGGCCCCCTTCTTGGTGATATTTTCCACCTGGATTAAACGGCCGATATCGAAGTAAAGGTACTGTCCCGGTCCAAATAATTCAAAGTCAATCTTCTTCATAGATTAGTTACCTCCTGCAGTTGGTTCAATCAGTTCAGACAGCGGTCCATCACCGCTAATGGTGCCATTCAGTTCGCACACATCGTCATGCGGCGTAGAGAGAGAACATTCGGTAATAGAGCCCCAGCCCGTAATGTAGGTCTTGTCTGGGTATTCAAATTTGACATGAACCTGCTTACCGGCATAGTAGGATGCTTCCAGGAACTTAGCGCCTTTATCGCCTGCCAGGTAAACGCTTTCAAGGTCAATGCTCCAACTCTTAAGGCCAGGGATGACGGATTTCCAACCGCCACTAGTCTTGTTACTGGCGTCAATTTCATCGGCCTGCCTGGTTAAATCCCCGCTTCTCTGACCCCCAAGAAGGCTCCATACCGGGGCATCTTCACTGGTTCCCGTATTCAGATAAATGAGATAATCCTTCCCAGCGGTGGCAGTGGATACGCCATTTTTCCGGGTTGGAAAAGTAGTAGTTGCCATAGATTAGTTCTCCTTCATATTTTGAATCATTATTTCAAAGGTCAGGATTCCGCTGTACCCGTTGTCTTCCTCTGGGTACGTTTCGTAGAAATCAATGCTCTGGGACAAAGCCCAGAAGCCCTCACTGCCAAGGTCCAGCTGCTCTTTCGTCAGAAGCTGCATAAGCTCCTCGGCCAGGATGTTGATTTCATACCTTCCTTTGTAATGGCTCCAGATATGAATCTGGATAGAAACATGCGTCATATCTTCAGCCTTCGTGGATTGGTCCTGTACGTTGATAGCCCCTAAAGTAATAAATGGCAACTTGGCCTCTTCAGGAACATAGTCATACACTGGAATGTCTACATTGGCACGCAAAAATAAAAGCAGTGCTTTTTGCACCGCATTGTTGGGTAGTCTTTTCATTATTTGGTAATGGCCCTCCTGACCGCAGCAATAATATGTGGCTCTTCATACTCATAGGCAGGCTTCATAAAAGGGTGAGGTGCTTTGGCAGGAATGTTT